CACCGTGCGCCGTCCCGATGAGGTGCGCCACGTCACCGTAGCGTTGGCGGCCTCAATCTTCACCGCCTCTTTCATCTGCTCCTTAATGCGAGCTTGTGCCTCATTCACGGCGGCTTCGCATGTCGCCAAGGCATCCTTCGCCCCAAGGTACTGGGTGATAAGGGTCGCCAATTCGCTCCCTGATTCCACCACGATGGTTTCTCCATTGTCGCGGGGGTTCAGCCGGTCAAAGATCTCGCTGTCTAGGGGCGACGGCTCTGGCTGATGGCGATCCTGCACATCCGCCCAGAATGCCTCCACCTCTGCCTCAATCCGCTGATGCTTCTCGTCATCCCATTCCACCGTTTCAAATCGAACCACCAAACCCCCGAGCAGCGCGGCCACGGTTGCACGGCGGTAGCCGCTGCAAATCATCTGCCAACGCACCTGGGCTTCCACTTCCGGCGGAATCGGAAAGAGCGACCACCGTGGGGATGATGACGTTTTAATCTCTACGATATGGCGATCACCAATCACCGTTCGATCTAGGCTGGCGTACTTCCACGGCGCGTCTTTGCGGCGCAGAATCCCGTGCCAACTGCGGAGCTTACGGTCGGGGTGTTCCGCCTCCCACATCTTCGCTACGGCATCTTCCAACAGCACGCCGCGTAGCCCCGCTGGGCCAATCGGCTGCTCTTCCAACTGATCCGTCTTCTCCAAATACAACTGCAAGCGGCTCTTGTACGGCGATACGCCAAGGATTGCCGGCACATCGCTCCCGCCAATCCCCTGCTTGCGCAATGCAAGCCACTCGGCTGACCGCTGCTTCGCGGCGACAAATTCAAAAATATTGCTCACTTTGTCCCTCCTGCTACCCGCTGACTTGCCCACCATTTACCGTCGCGGCGCTGAATCCGCTTCAAGCAATATGAGCATTCTCCACATGTCGGCGCGTCGGCGACCAGCGGTCGCTTGCACATCCCACACATTAATACCCGCATACACGGTCGTACCTTGCCTAACCCGTTCAGATCGCTGTCCCTGCAAAAATGAATGATCGGCATCAAAAACACCGCGCCTTCATTAGCGCACCGCCTGTGCAGCGTAGGCCTCACGAATATGTGGCTGAACGACGTGCATCTCATATGACGAATACACATCCCAGTAGTCGCCCGTCATCTCGTATGAAGCAACCATCTGTTCAAGTACGCAAGCATCAAGCACCGTAAATGCAATCTGATACTTTCCGTCACGTCGAATGGTGAGCTTCCAACCATTCTTGTATGGACGGATTGAGTAAGTCTTACCATCGCTAAATTTGCCTTGTGCGCTCTTCGCCATTTTGTCCTCCTCAGCCGTGGTAGCGAATGCCACCTGTCCTCTCGGCTAAGGGAAGTCTATACCCCCCTCAAAAAAGGCGCAACCCCCCTATTTTGAGCGTGAATCGGGGTCATCCTCCACCGTGGCGGCGGCGACGTATAGGGGGATGCACGCTCGGCACAACCCCCTACCGTCTACCACTCCAAGGCCAATCCCAAAATCAATAAGCTCCTCTTCAAAGCGCCATACCCGTGTGATTACGCCGCATCCGACGCACGCTTCAAAAGCCGGTTTCTCTTGGGGGATCTTCATCGCAAGCGGATTAGATACTCCGCGCTGACTTCGCCGTCCGCGTCAAAGAATTGCAACCACTGCCCAGGCTCACCGCTCGCGCCTACCACCTCTTGTGCAAATCGATTAGACGATTCAAGCGACGGTGAACACCCCGTCGTGATCTTGCCATCGGCAAGTACGAGCCGTGCCGGCTGATGCCAATGCCCGAACCAAAGGTAGTCAAAACGCGCAACGCTTAACTGCCAGCCCGATGCTTTCTTGGCGACGCCGTACCACGGCATCCCCAAGCCGCCGCGAAACTGATCGCCGTGCGTGATCATTCCGAGCTTGCCATTCGGCAATTCAAAGGTGTCGTACCAGTGGCGACCGCCCACCGTGAGCGACTCTTTCCACTCCACGCGCTTCTCGCTTGCCACTAACTGGCGCGCGATGTTATAGAGAATCGCATCGCCGTTGGACTCTGGCGAATGATCGCCATAGCGCCCTAGGCGACCGTGGTTGCCAATCGCGCCGTACACGCGCACCTTGGGGAAGAGTGCGGCCATAGCGCGAACAAACTGCGCAAGGATTTCCGCGCCACGGAAGATCTGCACATACAGTCCACCGCTCTGCACCTCAAATGCTTGCCCAGGGAAAATGTTCCCATCGGATTCCACAAGGTCGCCGGTCAAGAGGATGACCACCTCATCCACGGCGTGATCCTTGCGTTGAATCTCCACGACGCGCTTGATCTTCTCGGCGAGCAATCCAATGCGCTTCGCCGCCACGTCAATGTCGTAGTCGGCGCTCTGCTTGCCCAACTGCCAATCCGATAACTGCACCAGCGCCACTTCGCGTTTTCCCTTGCGCTTATCTGGCTTGGGTGTCGGCACGGCGGGAATCTTCATTCCGAGCGCCGCATCCTTGGCCGCTTGATACACGGCGGCAACAAGCTCTGCCGTCGCCGCTTCTCGCTTGGAGAGCGCGCGAAGGGTGCGCGCGTGCGCCGCCTTCAACTCCTCATAGTCGGAGATCAACTGAAATTCGTCCGTCATTTTGCACACTCACATTCATGTCGGCGATGTCGAGCGACGCTATGCGCGCCGACCTTGATGTCGCGGCTTTCTAGCCACCGTTGGATGGAGCGGGTTTGAATCTCCACGCTCCCCTGCGCCTCTTTGAGCGCCGCCAGATCCTTTGCCGAGAGTGTCCGGCTTGCCGCACCGTACCAGCATTCTGGCCCCTTGCGGCTCTGCAATTTCTTGAACTCGTCTAGGCTCATACCGTCCTCCTTTCGCTATGCGCTAACTGCGCTTATCCACATTACTGCATACCTGTTTGCAAACTTGTGGACAAAACTGTGGCAAATAAAAAAGCCCCCTAACCGCTGCGGGAGGCTCGCAACGGCTAGGGGAGAGATATGGCGCGGGCGACCGCGCGGGGATTACTTCTTAGTGACTCCAAACTGGGTATCGTTCGGGTTTAGGAATCGCACAAGGACGTTCAAGGAAGCAGCAATGCCGCCCGAGATCACGGTGCGAAGGTCAGCGCCCGTCATATCTAGGATCGGCGCGCCGGTTGCCAACGCGACGGCAATCGAGGTGGCAATGAACACGCGGGCGGCTTCCAACAGCGCCTCATCAATCTGGGTGTTATCGGTGATGTACTTGAATACTGCAACAAGCTTGCTCACGGTTGTGGTTTCCTTTCCTGCGGCCTTGACCGCATCTTCAAGCGTATGGAGGGCTTCCGCCCCAATGTGACCCCAATCCGCCGTACCAAACGCATTCAACTGCGCTTGAATGGCGGGATCAATCTGCTCGGCGGGCTTGTGGCTCACCGTCAAATCCTTCAAATGAGGGTCAGGGAGGCTCGTAGGGGCTTTCGGAGCCGTTTCGGGTACTTGCACGGGGGTTGGCGCATTTTCGTGGCTCTCCGTGGCGGAAATCGGGGTGTTTGGCACTGCTGCGGCAACTGGCTTGGCGGCGACGCGCCCTGGGTGCGTCACGATCAATAGGCACTTGTAGTCGGCGGCTACCTTGCCAGCCTTGACCTTGCTGTTGGCAATCTGGCGCAACTGCTCTTCCGTGACCGGAACACCGAACTTTTCGGCGGGATCTCGATCATCGCGGGTAGGGCAAGCCCACTGCCAGCCGTGATCCTCACACCAGCCAGCGGAGGTCATATGGCCATAGCCATCGTGAATCTTTGTCGGATCTGTTTTTGTCCAATAGTGTTTCCACCCGTCGTGGAATTTGCTGATGTGGATATCGGGGTAGCCAATCGGCTGTTGCACCCACACCATCAATGCCGCGCCCTGCTTGGCGGCGGTGACGGCATCATCCCAAGAGGTGGCGTAGCGCGCATGACCGCCGAGAACGGCGATGGTTTTTGCGGCTTCGGGAAGCGATCCACCGGCATCGCTGATCCCCTGCACATCCTTGCGCCCCGTCGCCTTTTCAAATGCGGCAACGCCGTCGGCGGCGGAGTAGTCCACTGTGTACCCACTCGCCCACGATACGGCAGCGGCGCACGATGACCATGTGCAATCGTCTAGCACCTGCTCCTTGCCGCGCTTTTGAGCTTCGGCATCGGCGTATAATTGGCTCTTAACCTTGTACTGCATTTACTCCCCCATATTGATTAGGACGGCAATCGCTCGACCAGCCGCCTCATAACTTAATGCTGCACTGACGGGATGACCAGCGGTCACCCCCTCTGCATACGCTTTACCGTCCTCTGCAACGATCCATAGCGTGCCGCCGAATGCCGTGTGATTCTCATTCGGCACGAGCGCAACCCATTCATGGGGAGCGGTATCAATCCGCGCCCAGCCCTGCTCGTGGATCTGCTCGATGTAATCGGCGACGCTCATTATTCGCCGTCCTTCCAACGCAATGGGCCAGTGGCAATCCAAACCACCGTCAATGCAAGGAAAAGGGTTGCCATGGTGCTTTGGGTGTCGGATGCCGGTAGGCACACAAGAGCAAACAGTAGCCCTAGCACCGTCCACAATCCGCCGATGAGATCATTCAAAAAACGCTTCAACATTTATTTACCCTTTCGGATACTTGCCGCAGATGCCGCCGCTGCGGATGCAATTTGTGAGATAACCAGCGCGACGGCGACGGGTCGCGCCTTCGCCTTTTGCGTTGGCGTGAGATCTTGCCCAAGATGCGTGAGCTTG